CTTTTATTTAATAATATTTCCAGGACAGTTTCTAGTGATTCATTGTTCATTTCATTATTTCCATTAGTGTTGGGACTTCAGGGATATAATTAACAGTTTCTAATCTTCTTTCTGCTATATCAATATACTCAGGATTCAATTCTATTCCTACATAGCCGCGTTTTAATTTCTTTGCTACTACTCCTGTGGTACCAGCTCCGAAGAAAGGATCTATTACAGTACCATTCATTGAACATCCTGCTTTAATACACGGCTCAATTAACTCTTCTGGATAAGCGGCAAAGTGTCCTTTAGCTTCTTTACAATGTTTTGTATTAACATTCCAAACCGATCTTTTATTTCTTTTCTCACAGATTGGAGTAGTTATAGCTATTTCTTTAATAGCTTCTAAATCATAATAATACTTTTGTGATTTACTTAAAAGGAAAATGTACTCATGAGATTTGGTAGGACGATCGATTACACTTTCTGGCATTGATGTTAATCCTTTGTTCCATATTATATCCGCTCTCAAGTACCAGCCATCATCTCGTAAAGCAAATGCAAGCATCCAAGGTATTCCGATCAAATCTTTATTCTTGAGTCCTTTTTGTGACATTCTATTTGGTGGAACAAAGTCAGTTACATATGATCTTTTTTTCTTACCAGAGATTGTTTGAAGCGGCATTGCTGTACCTTTAGAGGATATATATGTATCACCGATGTTTAACCAGAGAGTCCCGTCTTTCTTAAGAACTCTTTTAACTTCAGAGAATACTTTAACCATAGACTCACAGTAAGCCTTTGGGGTTAATTCTAAACCTAGTTGCCCGGGCATTGCATAATCTCTTAATGAAAAATAGGGCGGGGATGTAACACAACAATTAATACTTTCACCATCTAGCTTTTTTAATTCTTGAATACAATTACCCTGAATGATTTTTTCGGTTCTATTTTTAATCATCAAGATCTTGTATAATCCCATCTTTGACATCTGCATCTACATCTTCATCCGGCCAGGGCCCTTCCAAAATTTCATCTTCGTTGCTATGAATATAATCTATTAGCAATTCATTAACACATTGATTAAAAGTAATATCTTTTTCATGCGCTACCTTAGAAATTTTTAGGAAAGTATCATCTGTAATGTCTATTTCAACTGCAACATCTACCCCGGATTCATCAACAACATTCTCGGGCCCTACGAAATCTACTGGTAAGAGCTCTTCTGTTTCATTTACAATACTCTTGTTCGTTTTCATAATTTCTCTCCCGTCCCAATATTCTTTAAAGATTGAATTTTCCATACGTCTTATAATGCTATGTACTTTTTGGTTGTAGTCAAATTCGTTACAATGATCAGAGGCCACCTGAGCTATTGGAGATAACATTATTTCAGCTACTTCATGGAATGCAACTTCAGCAATCTCCCGGTCTGTAACTTCAACACAACCTTCCCAATATTCTTCTAAAGCAATATAGGCAGACATTGAGGCCCAATGATATTCAAAGTTTGCTCTTGTGTCTTCAACGAAATCTCCATGACGAAATTCTATTCGCCATTGTTTCATTGCCCAGTAGTCAATCCAATGTTTACATTCTTTAACAAACATCTCAAAATGTTTATCTGTTGTTATCATATATACCTATCCTATTCAAACATAAGATTATCAGCAAGGCCGTTCTCAATTATATCATTTCCTCTGATAAAATAAAGATCATCGTTAATAACTTTAGCAAGATTTTTTACACTAGCATATTTCTTATATAAACTCTTAACAAAATTAAAATGATCATTCATTTTTTCTTTTATTCTCTCTGCCTCTGTTTCATTATGAGCTGGCCTGTTTCCAGTACTACCTAGATGACAAAGATGTTCTGCGAACGGAGAGATATTTCTATGGCCTTTAGTTCCAGCACAGGCAAGTATTGAGCCACAAGAATAAGCAGAACCGAACACATTAGTTTCAATTACAATATTTTCTTTTTTTGCATATTCTACGAGAGTTAACAGATTTTGTAATACATATATATATCCACCGCGCGAATTGATATAAAACTTAATTTTTGGTTCTTTAAGTTTTTTAACCTCTTCAATTTTTTTCATTAGATCTGGGATAATGTTTTTCATAATAGTATCATCGAAATCACCATAAATAAAAAATCTTCGTTCTTTACAAAATTCTCATCTGTGTTGATAGTGATACTTGGTGTTGGCGTTGGTACTGTTGGTGCTGGCATATTCAAGATCTCCTTTTGTTAATTAATATTACAAAGAGAATATAGCATAAACTTCTTCGTTTGTCAAGGTGTTTATTAGCCGCCACAAGCTGTAGAATTACAATCGATACAAGAGAAACAGCCTCCCTCTATTTTAAGGTTATCGCTCTTACAATTAGGACACACCATACCTACAACTTTGGTACCGTCTTCTATTGTGCTCCCTATAAACTTACGTACGGCGGTAAGTAGACTTGAGATGTTATCGCCCTCTATACCAGTTAAAGAAACTAGGATTGATTCTCGTGGGACATTGTGTCTCAGATTCAATGATATACATCTACCTAATCTATTGTGTGGTAAATCTCCTAGAGCTTTGTCCCATGTACCATCTATTATTTTTTGATCTATTCCACAGCCAACAGCCAGCTTCATTAAAGATCTACAAGCTCTATTACAAGCTACAGCCTCACCAATAGCATTTGTTATTATCCACATAGCTACAGGATATTGAAGATTGATATCGTCCGGCAAATAACTAAAGTGAATATAGAACTTCATATTTTCCCTAGTGATTGTAGAAGTTTTACCATTTATAAAAGTGTTCGGTAATTTAAGATCCTTTTTAATTATCTCTCTTTTCTTATCAGCATCTTCAATAGTTTCCAATACAGATTCCATAGAACCTTCGCGGTATGTAGTAAAGCCAACGAGCCCACGTTTCCAAGCATCCATATATAGATTCTTAAATTGTTTGAACGGATAAGATTTGGGAACTATACATGTTTTACTAGTAGCCTGATTGTTATAATATTGGACCATTTCTTGTATGTTCAAATGATCCTCTGTATCAATTTCTCTGGTTGTAACAACAAAGCTTTCTTTTATTTTTTCGGGGAAGTTGTCTATCAACCATTGATAACCATAATCTCTTAATATTTTAACTTCACAGAGTCCTCTATTGTGCGGCTCGTAATAATATTTCTTATCATTATACTTACCCTCAAAATATGTATAGTCTTTCTTTGTTTTCTGTTTCAAATATTGATCTATATTGTTTGATGTTAAACCTTCGGGCCATTCACATATCATTTTTCTTTCTACTTCTTTGGCGAAGATCGGCTCAATGCCATTAGAAACATTATCACAAATGATTGAGGTGTTTCCTAGTGGTGGGGCTGTAGTAGTCTTAGCGTTTCTTACACCATACAGCATGATCATTTCTTTTGTTTCTGCTGTAATTCTATCAGACTTAAAATATTCTGTGTTAGTAAATTTATCTTGATCGTAAAGCGGGAACTTACCCTTCTCTTTAGCAAGTAGAGCAGACGCCTGCCATGTGAGGTTTTCTTTTATCTTACAAACGCTCTTAGTAAACGCAACGGCTTCTTTAGAATTGTATGGTATCCCTAGCATGAGCAATGCCGATCCTAGGCCATTGATTCCCATACCGAACTGTCTGAAGTTTTTAACGGCATGTTCATATGAAGGAAGAGGAAGTTCAGTAAGATCACAAACATTATCTAGCATTCTTGTAAAGACTTTAATATCTTCTTCGTATGTTATCCAATCAAATGTTATCATTCCTTCTTCGTGAGTTGTTGTTTTAATTGCTTTTACATATTGAGTTAGATTTACAGATCCTAAAAGACAGACAGTAGTAAGGTCTGGAGATCCTGGTACCTCGCCGCAGCGCGCACAAGAACATCCATTAACTACCATGTTTTTATTAGTATCTTCTTTAATACAATAAACATCTTGTTTGATATCTTCTGTAATACTTTTAACTTTTATATATTTTTTTCTTTTAGATATAGTTTTTATGTGTTTTGTTATTCTTTCTGTTTTATGGTTCTGAAATAAATCAGAAACAATTTTATAAAAATAATTAAATTCTGATTTATACATTAGCAATTCGTAATTTGCTTGACAATAATATTCTTTTAACCCACCCTTGCCATTCGGAAGTTGTCTTAAACCGGCTTCTCTTCTTGGTAGTATTGATGAATGAATTCCAAAAGAAGATAATAATATTCCTATTTTTTGTAAATATGGCTCATCACTTTGATTAATTCTAATAGATTCTTTGCCTTTTGATTTGTTTACTGTACCATCCGCAAAAAATAAACCGGCAATATAATTTTTAGCATATTTAAATTTCCTTGAATTTTCAAAGAAGATATTAGGAATGTTTTTTTTCTTACCAGACCAATTAAATTTATCTATTAACAAATAATATATAAAACTAGAAGAAATCCTAATTTTATTCTTTAGTTCTGAAATATAATATGGAGTTATATTTCTATTTCGATTTTTTCTTATTTCTTTACCATATTTCTTATACAGTTTATTAATAATACCAATCACTTTTATTCTTAAAACATCAATATCATCTCCCCAAAAATCTAAATTGATTATATGTTTCCCATTGTCATTAACAATACAGCCATCTCCATCTATTAATCCTAAAAGAAATGCTAGGTCATCTAAATCTGTAGTTTCAAATTCTGGGAAATTTTGTCTTGTATATAATATAGAATCTCCTGCTTTCAAATCAACAGCTCTTTTTGGTCCTTTTTTTGTCATATAACGATGATTCGGAGTTGATACAATAGGAAGAAAATGTGACTTAAATTCTATTTTTAAAGTTTCTATATTAGTTTGTGTTAATGTAATTGGCGTTTCAGATTCTATATAACTATAATCTATTTTTTTGTTATCTATTATAAAAGTATCATTTTCTGATTTTACTCTACCATCTTGTAATAATTTTATTTTATTTTTATCGATAGAATTTTCTATTAAGTGTACACCATTTTCAGAATAAATATACATATCTTTTGAAAAACATGGATTGGTTGCATTAACTTTACCAACATAAGCGATCGGATTATTCTTCATTGCGTTATCAAAGAACAAAACTCCTGGTTCGGCTCTATTGTATGTTGACTTCATAATAAGATTGTATAGATCTTTAGCTTTAACTTTCTTATAAACTTTATTATTGAATTTAAGTTCAAACATTTCATCGCCTTCAACAGCCAGCATAAAATCATCTGTAATCCCAACGCTCAAATTGAATTTAGTTAGCTTACCAGATTCTTGTTTAACTCTTATAAACTCTTCGATGTCTGGGTGGTCAACAGGAAGGACGCCCATCATGGCACCCTTTCTTGGTTGTTTTTTTATCATACCATGCAATTCGTTTAGTTGTTCTTTGGTAAGATAATTTTTAATTTTATCAGCATAGCCATCGTTGTTACCTTTGACTATACAATTAGAGACCGCGTCCCAAATCTCCATATAAGAAATAACACCTGGATGTTCTATACCCGTGCCCTTTATTAAACTTCCTCTTGGTCGGATCCATCCAAATGACATTCCATACCCACCTTCAGAGGCGAGGGTCTTAGCCTGTTCCATTATAGTAAGGAAAATATTATAAATGTCATCAGAAGAATCACTTGTTTTTGTTTTAACATCATATGAAATTAATTTATCTGCGGATTCTCTTTTATAATTTACAACAGCACTATTGATAGGGCCCGAGATAAAACAATTTATGAGGGTAGCTTTCCCAAAACTTGTCCCGGCGTTTGCAGTAATCCGTCCGCCCGGTGTACATTTAAGACCAATAGGGTTTTGGTTATCATCAAACTTCACTATAGTCTTAATAAACTTCTCGGCCCATAGTTCTGAATCTTTCTCTTTGGATGCTAGGGCGTTGGCTACTCGTTGAAATGTTTCAAGTGGTGTTTCATTTCCGAACCTATATTTTGACTTCCAATTATCATAAGCGCTTTTTGTTTTAAAAAAATGATTTGCCATGTTCAAGATTCCTTTTAAAATAATGTAGTTTCTGTAATAATTCGCCAGGTAATTCCATGTTGTTTACAAAACTTTTCGGCGGCCTGCCACTTCTCTACATTGCGAATGTATGTTTTAGTTTCATTTAAATATCTACTTTTGGTCTTTCGGGTTTTTCTTTTTGGTACTTTAGGCGCCATCGTTTGGCATTTAGGTTTTACTTCAACCAGGTACTTTTGTAGTTTGTTATCAGCGTCTACTAATTCTACATAAAAATCAACAATGTACTTATGCATCTTATGGTCTATTGAATAATAATAAGGGATAGTTATTATTTCATATCCCCATCTTTTGACATTTCTATTTTGATCTAAAAAATAACACAATCTTCTTTCCCAAGAGCTCCTATATTTTGGATTTTTAGGGCCGACATATTTGTTTCTATTAACAATTTGATATGTACCCGTTTGATATTTGCTCATTTAGGACCTTCAAAGAAGGCCCATAGTTTATCTAAGAACCTTTATATATTCACTATTTTGTTGCCACTGTTCCATATGCTTCATCATACGGTTTTTAGTAAAGAATGACATCAATTTAGAACCGTTGATCTCAGCTATTTCATAATCATCGTATGTATTTATAATCCCATTTTTAATATCATCGGGTATAAAATTCATATCAATAAGTATTCTATTTCGTTCCCAATTTTCCTTGATCTGAGTATCTGATTCTAGTAGATCCACAAGGCCGGCCTTTAAAATCTTCTCTGCTGTCGCTATACCACACTTAGGTTTAATGGCAGGAATACAATCTGACTTATCTCCCATTATAATCTTAATGTCCAATTCTCTTTTTGGATTCAAACACCCGACAAATTTTTGTTTGATTGGTTCATATTGTCTAACATTATCAATTGTCAATAGCTGGTTCATATCTTTATCTGATGAAATAATAATCTTTTCTTTATTGGCTGGGAGTATATCTTTGATCAATACAGCAATAATATCATCGGCTTCGGTGCGCGGGGAATCAAGCACATACATATTAGAGAACGTTTCCTTTAAGCTAATGACAAAATCGTTCATGATAGGATGGAATCTTTCAAAATCAACAGCGGCTTTATCTCTTGCAGTTTTTCTTTTATTTTTATAATCTTTATAATGGTCATATCTCCAACTGCCCCTACTATCGACAGCTAGAAAGATCTGCTTTGGCTTAAATTTTTTGGCAGAGGTTATAATACTATTAAGCATTAAATGTTTCCAGAAAAAGAAATCATAATTATCTTCTGGTTCATAATGAATAGCAGTAAATACATTTCGATAAGCAAGATTATGAAAATCGAATATCAGAATTTTACCACCAGAAGTTTCTTGTACTTCTTTTATGTTATCTGTAGGGAATAGTTCATATAAAGCGTTTTGCATATCATTCTCCTGGCTTTTGTATAAAGTCTCGTACTAATATATTCAGAGGATTAGCTTTAGAGACTTGATTAAATATCTCAATTTGTTTCAATGGCAAATCTTGTACCTGAACAATACCATGTCTAATTTTTAACTCAAGAGCTAAAAGCATTGTAATGTAATAAGCATCTATCAAATCTTCTTTAGGGTTCTTATGTTCAGGTAGATGGTCAAAGTAATGAACCCCGTCGGCTACATATGATTGTTCCATTCTTATTTTATCGGCGTTACCATAACCTGTAGCAAGTTTCTTTATTTGACTTGGTGTATATAATCTTAATGGTATACCCGCTTCATATATCGGTAGCTTAATTGTTTGGGCCATCTCACCGATCTGAAACACTCGTCCCGTGCCAGCGAATGCATAATCTTCCATTGCAATATAATCATGATGTTCGTCTAACAATCTATCTACAATTTTGTCGCGCATCCATACCATTTGTTCGATTCCACTTGAGAATTGTTTCTTTTTGAAATACGCAATTTGGTCCCAATCACAAACGGCTGTCTTCTGTACAGTAGTGAACGCATACCAATCATACGTCTCTCTTACAATATCAAAATTTTCATCGAACTCTGCGGTAAAATATGCAGGAGAATTGATCGAACAATCTATACCAGCTAATATCATTTCGTTTGCCTCACATGATTAAGTGTACTTTGTCAAAGAAGTTATTACTAAAGAAGGGTAGTAATTCATCAAAAGAAAACTTCTTGTCTCTGTTCAAGAACAGGTACACGTCATTGATATCCCATTTCTCTCTTTGTGGTAGTTTATATTCTTTAATGAATTTGCTCCACAAAAATACAAACTCTCCTTTTAACAAGAGCTCTTGAGATATTCTTCGTCCATCTTTATCTGAATCTAATAGAAAATATCTATATTTAAAATTCTGTAATCTTTTCCAAATCACTTCATTGTTTATTTTCAAACCTGTAATTGCTATACTGTTATCAATGAATAGAGAATCTATCATACCCTCAAAAATTATAACTGGCATATCATCATCTACTAGATAATAATTGTAGATGCTATTCATTTTATTTTCTGGGTCTTTTCTAGATAGATACTTTGGTTCCATCTTACTATAAATAGATCTTGCTTGATAATAATATGTTTTACCTAGATGATCATAAAATGGTATTATAATTCTGTTTTTGTAAATGCCGTCCATCGCAACATACCATCTACTCCAAACTTCTTTAGGTATCTTTCTTTCTTCACAAAGAAACTTCGCTCTTATAATAGGAACTTGTTCGTTTACTGTTATGATTGGAACGAAATGTTTTGTTTCTTTCTTTTCTTTTTTGTCAGCGAGACTATCAACTTTAACTTCAACAGTCTTATTCAATGATTGTTCGTCTCGCTGACTCAAAAGATCTCTAAGATATTCTTTATAGTAAATCTGATAATAATCTTTTAACCAATTCGCAGCAGACATTTTGTTCCCGCAATTATGACAATAAAAGGTCCAACATCTATTGTCACTCTTGAGAATGTATGCTCTCTTTTTAGATTTAGATTTTTTAGAATCACCACAAATATCACATCTAAAATTATAATAGGTACCGGTCTCTCTGTATCTAGGATGTTGATAGTAAACGTTCATGACGTTCTTGATCTGATTATCAAGATATCCTGTGGCACCTGTAATGTTATCAAAGTTCATATGAAATTGGGCGGCACTTGCGCACCGCCCTTTCCTTTAAGACTTTTCTAGATTCTCGAAGAATGTATCATCATCTTCATCAAACACCTTTTCGGTTGGTGCAGATTCGTCAGCTTGTTCCGTCACATTCTCACTTCCACTTTTTTGTGCGGTGCCAGTGGCCGGTACATCTGTATTCAACACTCTGGCCAACTGAGCTTCAAGTTCTGCGTAAGGCTTAAACTTATCTTCGGCAAAGAACTCAAGTATATTATATCTTGTGGTTTCGATTTCCTCAATCTTCTTTTCTGTTAAAGCCTTTGGAGCAATAAATTGAGATTCATCATAATTTGGATATGAAGTATTACCAGTCTTCACCTTTTTGATCTTCAATTTGAAATCCGCTCCTTCATACCAATCAAAAACCATTACAGGCTCATCAATTCCACCTGAAGGGGGCTGAATCTGATCCATAATCTTACCACCGATCTTCTTACCATACTTGAAAAGAAATACCTTGCCCTCGTTTTCTGGAGTTTGAGGATCCTTAACAACAAGAATGTTCGCATAGTAATGGGTCTTTCTTGCTCGTTGCCTAGCTGTTTCTTCGTCCCCAGCCTTCCAAGCAATTGTATTGGCCTTACAGACGGGACACTGCTTGCCAGCTATTGTAGTTGGGCATCCTTCAATCATCCAACCACCAATATCTCTAAATCCATGTGAGTATGTAAGAGCAAATGGAACTTCTGTATCAGGAGCTGGGAGGAATCTAATAACTGCTTCGCCTGTTCCATCGTCCTTCAACTTAGGATAATAAATTCTTTCATCCTTATAATTTGCCTTACTGTTGTTTTGTTTGTCAATCTTCTTCATTGCTGTTGACCAATCAATTGAATACTTTTTTCTGTTCATTTTTGCATCTCCTTATATGTTTTAATAAAGTACTTCGCTTTCCATTTAAAGGCCTGGTAATCATCATACTCTTGTGTATCAAATATAGCATCATTTTCCCGTAGTGTCAAGGGTTTTTTTAACAAAATGTATAAATAAAACATTGGAGAAATTAACTGTTCTTTCATTAATTTATATATGATTGGTTGGCCAGGACTTCGTATTTCAAATAGCTCTGAGAAATCTTTAAGATTCGCTTCTTTTATGATTTCTTTAATGAATTCCATCTCCTTTTGTAATTGTTTTTTACAGAACCATTTTCTAAAGGTTTTAATGTGTTTGTGTTCCATTTTATCTATTCGTACAATCTTATCATCAAATCTATTAGCTATCGATAATAAGATCATATCGTCGTGTGTATAATATCCATTTTCTATTTCGTTATAAATTATTTTAGCAAATAGAATTAAAAATTTATTTGATTGTAATAATCTATCTGTATCAAAAATGTGATATAGATCTACCATATCTTCGTCGCATCCTTTATCTAACACCTTTCTCAAATTATAATAGATTGATAAAATGTTAAGCGAAGAATTTTTAATTTTCATCAACTATCCTTTTAATAGATCACACAGATTGTTTTTTTCAATTTCAATATTATATCTCTTTGCCATTTTTTGTTTTAATAATAGTTTGGTTTTACTATCTAACATCGAAAGAACTTTATTAAACTTAACAAAAATATCTTCAAGATATATAATAGCCTCTACTAATTCTAGACCCGTTTCTTCTATAACTTCTATTAGAGCCACATTAAATTTGTTTTGCTGAATCCCGCTTATTCTTGAATTCGATCCGATATCATACAAAACTTCTATAGAAAATCCTCGTTTGTCTAGTTGCTTAAAGAATTCTGTCTTGCTCATTTCAGTTACTATATTATCTTCATCCGTTCGATTAATGATCTTCTCTGGGTCTATTAAATTAATTTTATGTTTTGACATTATTCCAATCCTATTAAACTTTTAAATTTATCTTCATCATCTTTGTTTAAAACCTTATTAACAATTCCAGCAGCAGCATTAAGTTTGTGTTGTTTTTGTGCTTGTGTTTTGTTTTCCTCAACTTCAGCCATATTAACAACAGGCGCATCCAGATCCTCACTGATCCTCATCTTATTATAATTGACGTTTATCAGTATCTTCTGCTTGTTTATACCATATCTATTTTTTAAGAATACCCAAGCGTACTTTCCTTGTTCTCTTAATTCTTCTGATTGTGTCACACCTACAATGATATCAGCGGTGGCGGCAGAACCAATAGAGTCGGCTACATTCTTCAAATCTATTTCAGCACTACCGATGGCGGCTCTATTACTTTGTATGGCCGAGACAATGGGTACTCCAAATTCTACTGCTAGTGCCCTTACCTCTTCTGATATTCTTTTAAGCTCAACATAAGTGTTATCGCTCTTTCTAGATATAGTTGACATCATTATACCAAGATAATCTATAAAAATAATGTCTGGTACAAATTTCCTTTTAGCTTCTAGTTCTTTTAATAAAACTCTAATATGATTAACACTAATAGATCTAGGAGCATATTCTTTCACATAAAATTGTTCTGGTATCTTCTTATCAAATACCTCAAACTTATCCATGAATTTATCTCTTGGAATTGTATTAAGAACCCCAATGTCAACATCGAACATATTAGCCATCACTCTCTCAGCTATTTTCTCTTCTGCCATCTCACAAGTTACATACAACACATTCTTATTTTGTAACAAGCACTCTACACCGATCGAAGTCATAATCAAACTTTTACCAAGATTTGTGTTATGGCTACTAACACCATTTGTATAATATCTATGGTTGTTATTGTCCACGGCTATGTCTACAACATTAATTATTTGGTCTGTTAATTTAACATCAAACGATTTAAATTTTCCATCTTGACATAAAATTTTATGTTTTTTATTATCTAATTTATTTGTACTTACCCAACCCGAATTTGTTTCAAATAAATGTTTGCTAGATGATAATATTTCTTTATCATCTATTTTCAATTTCCAACTTTGTTTCTTTCCCTTTTCTACATATTGTTTTACCGCCACCCAACCATCAGGAGAATTAACTTCTACTATATTATTTTTAAGTAATTGTTTTACTTCTTTTATTGGTACTTCTTTTTCAATCCAATCTGTCATTTATAAACTCCTTACACTCGTTTATTACAATTTTCGGTATCTTATTTTAACAGTTGTATTTTCATCTACACACTCGGCCAAGAACAGACTCAATGATTTTTCATGGAATCCACCTTCAATAATATTATCGAACGGTTTGATACCGGTCGAAACAGTTTTATCTTTGTCGTGTAGAAAGTCATACAGTCTATCTTTATCGTTAAAGAAGTCAAGACCTATTTGTGTATTGAAACTAAACGACAAGGCGTCCCTTAATCTTTCAGGACAATTCCCTAACTTTGCCATATCATCACTGTTAACATATTCAGCGGCGTCGGTGATAGTATTAAAGATCAATTTCTTTTTAAAGAAGTCTTCAATCTTATCTATCAACACATCGTCGTTGTCAAACTCTTCTGCTAACGTAGTTGTAATTTCTACAAACCTGTTATAAATATCTGGTATCTCAATTTCTAATTTCATTTCCTGTAAAGTCGGAAACCGATCTTTTCTTTCTAAAAAACCAAGAACCTTTTTAATGATATGAGCATTTGTACCATCATTAAATACATCAACAGTAAGGAACGGTAAAATTCTATCTCTTACCTCACCGTTTTTGAAAAGAAATTTGATTAATAATTTCTCAAAAAATATTGGATCTATTATTTGTTCTTCTGCCATTTATATTTCCTCAAGGTCTGCTTCATTTTTACACATGTCCAATTGATTATGATACGAATAAGTCTTTTCTAAGTAGTCTTTGAAATCTGTTTCTTTAAACACAGGCAACCAAAATTCAGAGTTGTAAATGTTCTTCTCTCTCCACTTCTTATCATCTTTCACATTAGGTCTAGTATAAAATCCCTGTGTAGGACAATCAAGGAACCCACCAGCTAAAGCATCATCCTTCAATCCAAAGAATGTATCAAGGCCGCCGTTATGTTTGATTCTGAATTTCAACTTAGCGGCTTCAACTGAATAACGAGACTTAAAAGTTATTGCTGTTATTATATGACCTGTTATTTCTTTCTTAGAATTTTTCTCTACGGCTCTTGAAGATCCCAAAATGATACTAGAAGAATTAAAAACTACCTTTCTTCCACCAGGGATTCTTAACGATTGCCCCATTGCCATTGGATCATCATAGACATGGTTAATGATAAAAAATGTACAGCCGGTCGCAAGACAACAATTAGCAAGGTTATTCTTTTTCTTTGGATCAGAGAAATCAACAACATCATTTCCTGTCAATCCATCGTTAATAGATTTGGATGTAATTAGAGCTCCCCAACTATCTATAACAAAGAATACATTATGCTTTTCTTCTCTTGTCATTTCATCTGTGATCTTTAATATAATTCCCTTGATTTGTTCGATTCTATTTTCCTGAAGAATAATTAGTTTCTTAGGATCTAAATCTACTCCAACTGCTGTAGCGTTTATTTTACTGAACGCACTTTCTGTATCAATAACCACAATCTGCATTCCTTTCTTTTGGGCATTTTTAATTAGTCCCATACCAACAAAAGATTTACCTAACATTGAAGGTGCTGACATCATTGACATTTTACCTATTGGGATGCCGCCCTGAACCTTGCCACTAAACAAAAGGTTTAGCGCTATTACATTTGTTGATAGAAATTCTGTTTCTTTTGTATCGTCTAACAAATAAGATGATAGGGCTGGGCTTCCTTTCGTTCCCTTATCTTTTGTTACAATATCGTAAATACTTTTAGCCATTTTGTTTCTCCTTAAAATTGTATAAATTGCGACAAAGCATTCTCTTCTAATTTGATATCGCCCCAATCAAGAACGTCAAAGAATCTCTGTATAATATTCTCAAAGCTTTTTTCCCATTGTAAATCAATATCTATTTTAAAATAATCATTAAATTCTTTTGGATAGTTACCAAGAAACCCGACCACATTAGTATTATATTCATTGATATCAGAAATATAAATGTACTTAACTTTAGAACCATTAGCCACAGGTTGTAATTTTAGTTTCTTAGTATCAATGATATAGTTATAAACAATACTGGCCTTTGCATGGATCGGTGTTTTAAGTTTATATGTTATTCCCCGCTCAACATAATGACTGATTGGCTGGGCCCACTTGGTATATTCAGATATTCCTTTTGGTGTTGCGATATCTTCTATAGATGATTTATCAAATTCTTTTCTTATTTCTTTGAGCTGTTTGATAGTATGTTTTTTATCATGCAGCTCAAATATTCCTGATATCACTTCCTTCAATTTCTTTCTACAAAATGTAGGTGTACTAGTCCTTACAGTTTCTACACCCGTAACATCCATCTTTGGTATATCAAATACATCATCTTCGTCCTCAATAACCATATCAACATATTTCTTTTTGGCCAATATGATTTTCTTATCAATAATCTTTTCTCGTTTAAAATTAATTATATTAGGCACTTCATATTTCTTAGCATAAATTCCTATAATCTTCTTCCAAAATTTATTAAAAAATCTTTTATCAAGGTCATTTGCCCACAGACGAAACTCTTTGGTTGTTTTAAATTCTAATCCAAGAGATTTTCTTAATTCATCCAAACAAATATAATTACTGTCCGTATCAATAAGAACGACCATATCTTTCTCAAGAGGTTTAATCGATTTAATGTTCGGATATAATTTAGTTGCTAGTTGAACCCAATTTTCTTTAAGATATCTATTAACTGTGTTTGAAAGATATTTGATCAAATCTTGACCACCAAGAGTGATCGCCCTAGCATTATCTAAATTGTAGAACGGAAAGTATCTATTTCCGAGGCAACCATAAACAGATTGGCCCGTCCACATAAATTTACCATTATTACCAACGTACACAGTATGGTTATCTTTTACTGTTAGATTATATACTTTTCCTTTATGAAATTCTTTAGTACAACTATGTTTTCTTACTTTAAAATGTATTTTATTCCAACAAATTCTATAACAACCGCTGTCTATATGATATCTAGGGGCATATCCCATTTCTATAACCAGTTTTATAAAATCTTGAAACAATTGTTCGCATTTAGTACTTATATTATATCTTAATTGTTTTTTAGTACCATCTCCTTCATACATTGTTTTAAACAATTCTACTTTATTTAATATACCAAACATTACAGGGTGGATTTTTTTATCATATTTTACTCCAAAATATTTTTTAATTATTTCAAACATAACATCAGAACAAGAATTTATTCCTTTATTATTAACAGAAACTTTATTATAAAATATTTCGTTCATAACTTTTAAAATTTTATTATATATAAGAGGATGAACATTTTTATATTGACTTATGTTTATTCTTTTTGTTAATCCTCTTTTAGTTGTTTTATATATTTTAGTATTACTTTCATACGCAGATCCTTCTGATAAATAATATCCTATAAATTTAGAAAAGGTTTTATTATTAACTCTAGCTTCTATAATATTACATCTTTGTTTGTTTCTTTTACTTCTTAAGAAAACTTTATATCCATTATCATATATTTCTTTAATCATTTCTTTTGTTAGTTGTTCATTTATAAATGCCATTTGTTTCCTATTATGATTCTGTTTCAAATTAACAAAAGGCAATTTATTTTTAACATATCTAAGATCGTTTTCATTATATTCTATTAAACCATCATAATTATATAAATCTATAAAATCGCTTAAGAATATAAACTCTGAAGAATTATTTAATGAACGATTATGTACAGGGATTAAATTATAACATCTATTAACAAAATCTTTCGCTGGTTTAGTTTCTATTTTATCACTATTCTGTATTAACATTTTATGTTCTGGGGTAACACAAACGTCAACTTTTGTATTTTTAATTCTATGCATTTCTCCATTATAATCATATTCATATGTTTTTTCTACCGGCTTTATTTCTAAATCGTTTGTTTCTTTATTAATAGAATAAACAAGCTCACCAACTTTAATATCTTTAATTTTTTTAATGCCAGTTGTTGTTAAGATATCCGTTTCTTCATGAAAACAATTAATAATAATCTTTCTTACTTTCTGTTGTGAGTCATAATATTTAACTGATGTGTCTTTATATCTCAGCTCATCTTGAACCATTGTAACAAACTCTAGATCTGTGTTATATGTTTTTGCGATCTCTTCTGGATCCGCACCTTTAGTTAATTCATTGGCTACACTTTTCTTTAATTTAAAAACAACTCTATCATTAAATACTTCTTCAACTATTTGAGGTAGCACTCCCTTTTTAGTATTGTCATAAAAGAGGCCCGGTATAGGAGTCTCAAACACTTTACTCATATCCGTCGGTTCCTTTACCAATGTTTCAGGCGAGATATTGTACTGCATGATCATGAACGGATACAAAGAAGTCACATCATATGAAATTAGATGACGGTACCAACCCGGCTTTGCCATACAATAAGCGCCCGGATATGTGCCCTCTGTCCCTAATGTCAAATCAGGAAATACTATATTGTTTCTACGGAAATATCTCAGCATATAACCAGATATCAAACTGATTGAAGAGAATACCCTTTCAAAAGGAATTAACGCTTGGTAACAAATACTTAAAGCGAGCTCGATATGTTTCTTAACTTTCTCTATTTCAATTACCAATAGAACATCTTGCACATTATATTCAACGAAGCCATCCCAATCAACCCGCCAGGCGTCGTTAATCGTTCCTTCATAATCTAGCTTACCATGACCGGTTTCTTCCATTCCTATTGCTTGTAGGCTGTATGATGGCATCTTTTTATAAACGAAATTCTTATACAGATCCTGACCATCCAAGATAGATATTCCTGCTATCTCATAACCGCCGCCCTGAATATGATATCCTGCTGTTTGTGATTTCTCTTTGTAGATATTAACAGGCGACAATGATTTTTCTATACCAAGTCTTTTACATCTATTAATGATATAAGGAAAATCGAACAAACGACTATACCATCCAGTAGCAATATCAACCTTCTTCTTTCTAAACAGATCTATAAATCTTTCAATCAAATGAACTTCATCAGGACAATAATAATAATTTTTAACTATATCACTCTTGCCATTATAAGGACGCAAACCAAATGTATGCATACTATTATCTTGTGAAAAATGTACACTAATCAAATTGATAGGATATTTAGCTTGAGCGGGATGAGGAAATTCGTTTTCTGCTTCAACCTCAATATCAATTGTACAAACCTGAAAATTATTAATGTCTGGTTTAATATCTTGGGCGCCGTATCTTTTGTGTAGGAATTTAACATCTTCAGCAAGGTTAGCTTCACAAGTTTTGATTCCTTGTTTGCTAGCTTGCCTCATATCTTTTCTTGTTTTAGCTCGTCTTTGTACTACAGGATTGCCCCAGATATCTTTTGTTTCAGATCCCTTGTTTGGGTCTGGTACATAATATTCATTGGCTGCTTTGGTTTCAACTCTTTTATTTTTACCGTCAACAGTTTCCCAAAGAAATATTTTGCCTGTCTTATTATTGTAATATATTTTTCTATACATTAATTACATACCATATATTCTTTAGAAATAATCGTTTCAATCACATCTACCTTTCTTTCAAAATCTTTACCATCAATAATAGTCATCCCAGCAGACTTAGCATGACCGCCGCCCCAACCCTTCTCTTTTAAATAAGATCCTAGGTCAAAACTTTCTATTTGATGTCTGACACTAATGCTACCGTTCCATGGATTTTTAATAAACACAATCTCCATATCTTCTTCCTTCATTAACTTAGAAGCTATTTCGTTCATAAAATGGTTCGCCTGTATAATACATCCTGGAACAATTCTCATATCTTGTACTTCTAAATTATTCCACAATCTATTAAATGTTTCTCTTCTTTTTTTGAGCCATGTTATTTCTTCGTCTGTGAATCTTGTTCTTCCATCAAAAAATAGTTTTCTAAACTTAGCGGGACGACACTTGTAAAACATAATATCATTCATAAATTTACTCTTGCCATTATGTAATGTATAGGTATCGTAATCATTGGTGAGATATACTAATTGATATAAGTGTGGGAGTTTAATTGCATACAAATTCTCAATATATTTTAATGTCAACTTAGATGCACACATATCTTCTTTAGATGTTATGAATCTCATTTCAGATGGATTGTGTAATGCTTTAGCCGACGCATGATGATCGATTATTATTAGATTAGGAATCGTACCTATTATATGATGGTCGTCTGGTACAATATCTGTTAGGTATATGTAATCATAATCATTATAATTTACAGCCCTTAAAATATTATCTATGTTACGGTACGATGCATTGATGTATTCTATATCTTCATAAACATGTCCCAAAATGATTTGTACCACTGTCCCGTCCAGATCATTGTGTGATATTGATAATATTTTACTATCTCTAGGTATAATTTTCATTAAGCTCTCCAATGATTTACAAATGGTAATTTTAAACTACGAATACAATATAGCATCATTGTGGATGTTTGTCAATAGTTAATTTACATAAGGGGAACTGTTTATAATATTTCGCTCATCATATTAACATACTTTTTGCTTTCCGTATATCTTCCGGTTGTTGCCATCATTTTATATTGTTTGGCAATCGTTTTATTAAATATATCTGGCTCTGTATATTTCTTAAATAACTTATCGATTTCTTTTACTGTAATGTTATCTGAAACCTTTACAAAATTATTATCATAAGGAGAAATCATACCGTTGTCAAATATCGTACCGATACTGATGGCACCTATTGCTGAATATTCTACAAACTTCAAATCTGATTTAGAGCTCGAGAAATGATTTTGTACCAATGGAGATAAACCAAAGTCCGGCCTGAACTTTTTAATTGGAAGATGATATTGATAACTATTCACCCAAGGAACGATTTTAATTTTATTCGCTATTGGTTGAAAGAACCAAGGCAGGCCACCCATTACACAAAATTCAATCTCATCTTTCATAACAGATTTAATAACCCAATCACACCAAGCATTTTCCCAATCACCCTTCAATTTATGTTCATTACTATAATGAGTAGGGGACCCGGTGTATATTACTTTAGGCTTTGTTAGTTTACTTTTTATCTTCTTTCTCTTATGTGGGCCCCAAAGATGTTTAGCTACCACGTTAGGAACCACTTTAATTTTCTTTTCATCTATTCCGAGACCAACTATATAATCTCCAAGGAATTTGGTACTGACACAAACAATATCCATCATCAGCATAATCTCAGTACAAGCTGCTCTTACTGGATCTGATATATTCTTATGACCGAAATTATATTCTGGAATCGCTTCTCCTTCTTCACCACCCTTCCAAATAAAATCATCAATATCATAAACCATTCTATAACCAAATTTGGGCTGCATGTCTTTATATCTTTTCACTAAAGCTATTTGATTAGGATCCATTGTTCTTTGAAAAAATATAGTACGGGTTCTCATCAATAGATCTGGTTGCCATAACATCACTGGAGTTAATAACAAATCAAAGTTTCCAGTTTTACCATGAACGGAATTGAGATATGTAAATGGTTGTATACATCTAACGTGGCCACAGCCAGCAGTATCAGATCTTATTGCCAATACTATGTTCTTTTTCAATTTTTTTATTTTAGATTCTTGAGTATGGTCAGCAAATGCTGTATTGGGGCTCAAAATTTGTTGTCTAAAATCTGGTATATTAGACGTTGGTATCTTCATTCTTCATCCTCCTTCAATTTTCTTGTTATTTTCCAACCCTTATAATTATTATACTTAAAATTAAGATTGTGTTGTTTCCATTTATATTTGTTACAAAAATCTTGTAAATTTTTTATATCATTAAAAACTTCTCCATTAGGACTAACAAAATAATAAACATATTTTGTTCTTAATTTACTACTCGCGCCTATTAATTTTAAAGATTCTTTTTTATGTTTCTTTCCATAAAATGTATTTTCTTTACCTAGTCTAGTGCCTTTTCTATTTTTACTCCATTTTTCTTTTTGTTTCTCTGAATGATGTTTATTATAAAATGTATTATTTTTTCCTGAGCCAATACCTTTTAATGATTTACTTATTTTATTTTTTATTTCTTGAGACCGGTGATTTCCAAAATTTGGATTCTTTTCACCGAACAAACGAGGGCCCAGGCCGCCTAATGAAATATTATAACCAATATTTGGATCGGTAGCACTTGTTTTAAGTATCCAATAAGTTTCTAATTTAGGAACTTCAGCAGATGTACAAAATTCCAACGTTTCTCTATCAAAATTATCCTTACCATATTTTTTAATTGCTAATTTAAGAATTGTTCCGGATCCTAAATAACCATCATTGGCACTGGTCCAGTGTTGACCAACATAAATCTTTTCGTTAATTAAATTTGTAGTTTTGTAAATAATATATGTACTCATAAGATACCTCCAGTAAGGTTTAAATGTTAGAGGTTGAAGTAATCTTTGTACTGGCAAAGAAACCGTGCCCGGCTGTCCTTCGTACCCTATAAGTATTTATATATTCCACTATTCATCTCCTTTCCACATACTAACACCGACAATATGTTCGTTATCATCAACATCAAATGCCATACGTTCTCCAATTAAAACATCTGTGATTGTTGCAATAATAGAAAAGGTGGTCATGCAATGACCCTTTGAGGCATCATCATAATCAATAGGTCTGATACCAATCCTATCGTCTTCTTGTTCTATTATAACTAAAGAATCTTTTTCCTTCTCTTTAATTGTATTATTAATATCAGACCATTTTATTGGCTCTGATGCTTTTATCATTTTGTTTAATACACCAATTAGTTCTTTTGCTTTGCTCATTCTTCATCCTCCTTTAATTTTTGTTTCCATTTAGCGATCACGTCATACATTCCTTCTTTAAATTTATCAGAATGTATGATATCTATTACATGATTATCATATTTTGCTTGATCTTCTGCCTCGCCCATCATATCATGAAGAATTCTTTCATCTTCTTCTTCGTGCCATGCGGCTATCGGATCACATAATCTTTCTGCATCTTTCTTCTTAAAAATATAAGGCTTCTTTTTATTTCTCTTCTTCATCATTGACCACCATTATAAGAAACCATTTTACGTTGTTGTATATGCTTTTTCATTTCGAAAGATGCTTTAATAATCAAATCAATTATAGATTCTAAATTATTCCAATTAATAATTTCCATCATTGGTACTTCTATTTTATGAACCTTTGTCATTTATAAATTTCCTTTAGCGTCATTATATATTCCTAAAGTGCAATGTTGCCAACATAGGAATATTATTTGTTTTCTTAACTTATAATAAAATAATAACTATCTATTACATTTCCATCTCTTAGTAAGACATACCCATCCCTATAAGATAATGATCCGGGGCCATAGATATCACCAGATGCTACTCTCACCTCATCGGTTGGTAGAACTGTTGCATTTTTGAACGTTTCTGTCATTTTCTCAAAAGACATTTCAACAACCTGTTTGACAATAGTTTCTTTAAAATTTGCATTTTCTAATTTATGTAATATTTCAGTGCTAGTTTTGTGATCGCTATTTTTCATAGTACCAATAATAATTTTCTTAAGTTTTTCTCTTTCTACTTCAGTTTCTGTAGTATGCTTTTTATTATTTTTTAACACTTTTAAATGCACAGCTCTTTTTATATTCCAATCCAAGAATGTTTCTAATTTATCCCAGCTAACAATTTTCATGGGCGGCATTATTGTTTCATCAATGGTACTTTCTTTTATTATTTTCTTTTCTCTTTTTTTAAATTCACACTGATATTGTGTCATTACATATTGTTTATAATACTGTAGCGCTCTATCTACTTCTCCTCCAACATTAAGTCTAATAGCATTGGCATCTAATAACGCTTCAATATCTATATTTAAACTAACAATCATTCCAGATCTATCAACCATACTATCAGACTCTGCTAAATTCTTCCAATCAATTATCTTAAAGGGGAGAACATGTATTTTATGATCCTTTGTCATTTAAATAGTCTCCTCTTTAATTTTTTAACTCTTTTAAAAATATCTTCAAAAGCAATAACCTTTTCAAACAACGGATCGAGAATTGGTTCTAAATTATTCCAATCTATTATTTCGGTTGTAACAACTTTTATTTTCATTTACAGATCCCCTTTGGCGTCATTATATAGATCTAAAAGTTTATCATATATTTTATCTTTATCAGCTATACCAAGAGTATCAATATAATCTCTCATTAGTTCTTTCATAGAGCCGATGTTATATTCAGTTAAATCTAAACTACCACCGAGCGCAGAACCATTAGCCACAAAAATATTAACAGGCATAGCAGGGTTCCAAGATTCAATACGCTTAAGATATCTATCGACCTTTCCTTCATTATAAGTATCATCATAATTTAAATGAACATCTACAATATTTCCGTTTACTGTTTTTTTAGAAAACTTAGCAGGATATTTCAATTTTATATACTTTAGTGATACAGTATTGTTAATGTATTCGTATGTCATATCATCTGTATCTAGTACAACGAATCCTCTTTCTTCATCAATATCATTTCTAGACATTTGATAAGGAGCGCCGGTATATACAATTTCAAAATCCCCATTTACTTTTTTATTTCCACGGATATGAAAATGTCCCGTGAATAAATATTTGCATTTGTTTTTAAATGTATTTTCTGATAGACCAGATTGGCTTATTTTAAATTTGTTAAGATTGAATCCTGATATATCAAAATGTCCCATACAAATATCACAGCTTTGTTTTGCAAAATCTTTCATAAATTCATCATGATCTATAATCCAAGGGACCATAACAATGTTCTTATCTTTTTCAACTACGGTGGTCATTTTATCGATCACTGTAACGTTCGGGAATGCTATCAATGATTTCAATGAATTGGTTTCGATATTAGAATTGAAATAAGTATCATGATTTCCTATTAAGATATATATTTTGAAGCTTTTAAGATCTTCATTAAACAAATCGAAGACAGCATTTTCTATTTTAACATTAATGCTGGTGCGATTATCGAACAGATCACCTAAGATATAAATTGTTTTAATTGAGTTTTCTTTAAGATATGGAACGAATTGTTCTTTAAGAAATTTCAAATGGCTATTAAGAAAAACATCAGAATTTTTTCTAACACCAAAATGTATATCACTAATCAGACAAACTTTATTCATATTTTTTCCCATTCTTTCCAAAAATACTATCAGATTCAAAGGATGCATTCTCTATATATTCTAATGGAGAAAACATATCATCCCGTTTTTTATAGCCGTTTAGTGTTTGAAGGAATCCATTATAAGCTATTCTTGTGAAGTAAGCGAACGGGTTTGTCCTTTCGGTATTATATCTATCAACATATTTGCACATAAAGTAAGTAGCTTCAGAGATCATCTCGTCCTTCCGATCTTGTGTATAATTTATAAAGCTTCCTTTGTTCAACAAATTCTGTGCAATTAACAGAAATATCTTCCCCAGTTCATTAAATACTTTCCTATCCTTAGTTTCTTTATATTGAATAATAAGTTCTAGAAATCGTTTATTGTTTACATAATTATTTTTTCCCACAAGATGTTATACTCTCCTCAATTCTCTAAGACTGAAAAATTGTTTTGTTTTTGAATTGTAATAGATTTTTCAAATAATTCACTATAATCAGTTTGAAGTCTATGAGAGATAATATACACACAAAGGTTCGGAGAGTCTTCAGTCATGGCCCTGAGGCTTGTAACTAGTTTATCTAGACCTTCTTCATCTATAGCGCTGTCCAATATTTCATCTAACATTAAAAGATTACAGTTCCAATTAGAAATTACTTTGGTTATATTAATAAAAGAAAGCAGGATCGACATATCTATTCTTTTCTTTTCACCCTCAGAATAAGAATAATAAGATACTGAATTGCTCATATTTTCTACGTTAACAATCTTCTCGTTCATATATTCATCGAATTCTAACATTGAAGGGAGCTCAAATAATTGTAAGTATTCATTTATTTTAGCATTTAATATTGGAATAAGTTTTTTAAAAAAGAAAGCTTTAATACCGTTCTCAGAAAGGATGTTGATTACCATTTCATTATTCTTGATATCAGTCTTTATTGTCTCACAGTTCTGATGTTTTTCCTTATAATCAACACATTTATCATCAAATTCTGCTTCTAGTTCCTCAAGATTAAAATCTATTTGCTTCTGTTTAATCTCTTCTTTATTCTTTTCTAAATGAGATATTTCATCTTCAAGGTTCTCAAGCTTTTCGATAATAAAATTCTGTTTATGTTCAAGATCTACAGATTTTCTTTTGCTATCTGATTTTTCTTTGATCTTAATTTCAAGTTTCTTTTTATCACTTAATATATTCTTAAGGTTTTCATCTGCCACTTTTATCTCTTCTGTCAATCTTTTCAGCTCTGTATCTCTATGTTGTGGTGTTATTTCATTAACACACAGCGGACATATTGTATTCTCTTTAAGATGCTTAATTGTTTTCTTGAAATTCTTTGTTTCGTATTCCCAGCGGGCAGTTGATTTAACTAATGTCTCTCGATTCTCTTTAAGCGAGTCAAGGACGGCGAATGCGGGTAGATCACTAATATCTTGACGTATGGTATCCCTTTCCTTCTCAGATAGCTCCTTGGCCGTACATTTATCTTGTATTCTATTATCTAGATTTTGTATTTCTTTTTCTTTGTTATCATCGAAACTTTTACTAGCTTCTTTTAATTGCTCTACTCTTTTTTTCATTGACTTGATATTTTCTTTTAAAATATCTAGTGTTCGCTTAATAATCTCATATTGCATATACAGATCTACATTTTCTTTCTTAACAGCTCCTAACATCTCACCAAATATTTTAATATTAAATATCTGTTCTATGATTGCTCTCTTGTCATTAGCTTTTAAAGATAGGAATGGTCTGTTGTAATTAATTGCTAGTGAGATAACGTTCTTAAACATAGCATGGTTGATGCCGACTATCTTATCAATTTCTTCTTGGTTCAATTTTTTAGAAGACATTAGATCTGCCTTCTTACCATTCTTGATAATTTTAATAGCATTGGGGCGCATCGTTCTAATAATTGTATATTTATCTCGATTGTCAACTAGAAAATCGCATTTGACATACAATTTCTTTTTGTTCTTACGATTAATGATTTCTTCTATTCTTATTTTACGATAGGGTTTTCCAAACAAACAAAATGATATGGCGTCGAGGATGGTTGACTTACCACTTCCATTTTTACCTGCTATTAAATTCAGGCCTGTTGTAAAGTCTATCTTTTCTATTTTTGATCCGAACGATAAGATATTACTAAATTCTATTGATTCAAATTTGACTATCATATTCCTTCCTGAAAATATTAGCTTGACATCTGTTAATAAATATACTATATTAATTTCCACTTGTCAAGTAAATAATTGCTTATTTTTGCAAAAATAAGATCTTATAATAAAATCTTTTTTAAAATAAACCTTGACAAACCGAAATAATTTTACTATATATAATAGGGAGTATCTTAAGAGACCTTAAGAACATCTTAAAAAAACCTTAAGAAATACTTAAGGGCCCTAGGACCTTAAGAAATACTTAAGGGCCCTTAAGAAAACCTTAAAGGGCCCTAGGACCTTAAGAACATCTTAAGATATATAGGACCTGGACCTTAAGGACCAAGATAATGGCCCCAGGAAATTTTCTAAATAAAATCTTACGGACGAAGAAAATGCTCAACATCGTCTGCTTCGCATCCAATGTTGCGCAGCGCGTTGTTTGAAAAAGGAGAACGAATTATTATGAACCTTGTTGATCTTAAGAACCTTAAATTGAAAGCTAAAGACCATTTTAAAATAACCCCAGAAAATATTTTGGATAAATCGATCCAATTAGGAACGCTTTTCCAAAGATACTCGCAGATTCATAATACAGAACTTCTGAAATTGAAAACATTATCAGTAGAAAAGGATAAATTGTATGGAGATCTGTATCATAAAAAGAAGTTTGAGGGTAGTTTCACTTTAGATTCTAATAAAGAAATCGATATTTATGTTAAGGCAGATGATACATATTACAAATTACTGGTAAAAATAGCAAACCAAGAAGTAATTGTAGACTGGTTAGAACAAACTATCAACAATATAAACAAATTAGGTTTCTACATTAAGAATTATGTTGACATATACAAATTTAAGAATGGTGATGTTTAATTATATATAAATACCTATGTGATAATATTTTAAGTTTATAACTATATAGGTACTGATATGAATCTGATTACTGTTGATAAATTGAATGAAGTATATTTTAAGATTAACTGCAACTATTCACAAGCTCTAGAGCTCCGTGATTTCTTTTCTGAGTTTGTTCCTGGATTTCAATACAGCCCAAAATTTCGTAATAAAATATGGAACGGTAAGATTTCGTCGTTTAATATGACAACATCACAACTTCCGATCGGTCTGTATAGAGAATTGTGTAAATTTATAAAGAAATATCATTATGACATTAAATTCAATTTTAAAGTTGAAGATGTCAGAAACAATATATCAGATCAAGAAATGGACGAGTTTTACGAGGCTATATTTAAAAACTCATCGTTCTACCCTAGAGATTATCAAGACATGTCTGTTCACCGGGCACTGAACCGCAAACGAGGAATTATAGAGTCCCCTACTGCATCAGGTAAATCTTTAGTAATATATTGTATCATTAGATTTCTTTTAGCCCAAGATAAAAAAATAATGCTGGTAGTTCCTAATATCGGACTGACAACACAAATGTTCAACGATTTTAAAGAATATGGTTGGACAGCTTGTGAAGATTATACTAGTATTTTATATGGTAAAAGTAAAAAATATGATCCAAATAAACCAGTTCTAATTACAACCTGGCAGAGTATTTACAAGAAAAAAACAACTTACCTGAAATCATTCGACGCGGTATTGGTAGATGAATGTATATCCGGAGATTCATTAATAAAAATGGCAAATAATACATATAAGAAAATAACAGATATTAAAAAAGGAGATAAAATTTTAAGTTATAATATAGAAAATAATAAAATAGAAGATGACGAAGTTTTAAAATTACATGAAAATTTATTTATTTCTTCTTCGGAAGAGATGTATGAAATTGAATTAGAAAATGGAAAAAACTTACAGTTAACAGGAAATCATAAAGTATTAACTAAAAACAGAGGGTATGTTAAAGTTAAACATTTAAAAGAAAAAGATGATATAGTAGATTTAAAACTATAAATACATATAGCTAAAACTAAATGTTTACAAGGAGAGCTATATGCATATAAATGAAAAAAGAAGATTGAATGCTTTTAATGAATATAATGTTCTGTTAAAAAATAATGAACAAAATCTTTTTATTAAGAACTGGAAAAATAATGCTTTGTTACTTTCAAATAGTATTTTTTTAGGAAATAGAAATGATGTTAGAAATTTTTTAAATAGATGTAAATCTAAAATTACAGGAAAATTAATTGATTATTTATATGAAGATTTGGATAATATTAAGAGTAAATTAAAAAAAATAAGGAAAGAAATAAATTCTTATGGTGGCAAACGGTGCTGGGAATTAAATAAAAAGACTCTATTGAAAAATTTTTCTGGAGAACCTTGGAATAAAGGATTGACAAAGGAAATAGATGATAGAATTCCCTCGGCTTGGAATAAAGGATTGACAAAGGAAATAGATGATAGATTGATGAAAATGTCTAATGATAGAATTGGTGTTGGAAATCCTATGTATGGTTATAAACATTCAGAAGAATATAAAAAAAAGAAGTCTAAATTAATGAAAGAAAAAATATTAAATGGAACTTTTACTCCAAATATTCATAATTCTAGAACTCATTGGCAAGCTGAATATAATGGTAAAAAATATAGATCTTCATGGGAGGCTGTTTATCATCATTTAAATCCAGAATGTGAATATGAAAAAATTAGAATAGAATATTATTTAAATGATAAAAGAAAAATTTATATAACAGATTTTGTAAATGAAAATAATAAAATTGTATATGAAATAAAACCAGAATCTAAAATAAAAGATCAAATAACAAAATTAAAAGAAACCGCAGCATTGAATTGGTGTAAAAATAATGGTTATAGATACGAATATATTACTCAAAAGTATTTTTATAAAAATTTTAATAAAATTGATTTTAATTGTTTTGATATAAATGTTAAACAGAAAATGGAAAAATTATATGAAATTGAAAAGTGTAAAGAAAATAACTAAACCAGAAAAAGTTTATAATTTACATGTTAAAAATAATAATAATTATTTTGCAAATGATATTTGTGTATCTAATTGTCATGGAGCAAAAGCGATGCAATTACAAGGCGCACTCAAAAAGATGACCAATGCTGAATATAGAGTTGGTCTAACAGGTACATTACAAGAGGATAGATATAATCTTCTTAACATTAATGGATATCTGGGCCCAACTATTATGGCCTTGAAGTCATCTGAGCTGATAGATAGAGGTATATTATCAAAAATTAAAATAGCTAATTTGATATTAAAATATCCTGAAGATATTGTTGAGATGCATAAAAATCGCCCATATGAAGAAGAGGTGCGAACGATTATAGAATATCAACAGCGTCAAAAGGTATTTAACATCATAGTAGATCATACAAAACCGGATGATAATATTTTAATGTTGTTTTCAAGGATCCAACATTTAAAAGATACCAAAGAATATCTTGAGAAACAATATCCAGATAGAAAAATTCATGAGATATACGGTGATATTGATCCTGACAAAAGGGAATCAATTAGAACGTCATTAGATAGAACTGAAAGAAAAATTTATTTAACAACCAATTCGTTTATAATTGTTGATAGTAATGAAGAAATCATTTTAAAAAATGGACAAAAAAAGAAGGGATCAATGATTACAATAGAAGATGATATTGATGATGATTGGATAAAAACAAAAAAAATTCATGTAAATTAATGTTTATTGGTATAAATATAATTAAACCAATAGATACAAGGAGTTACATGATTTTTCAAAAATTTATTCAGTTATTAGGAGAGCCTAGTGATATAAATTTATTAATGAAATATATAAAATTTTGTAGATCGAGTTATCAAATCGAAGGTAATATAATTGAAAAACATCATATTGTACCAAGAAGTATTTGTAAAGAGTGGATTAAAGAAGAATTTAATATTATATCAATGTCATATGAAAATCATATTAAATCTCATAAAATGCTTGTTGAACTTTATCCAATACGGAAATTTTATAGACCATTGAACTATATGTTAAATTTCAATAAACCAGAAGAATATTCAAAAATGAAAAGTAAAGAAGTTTCTGAATGGTGGAAAACATTTAAAAAAACCGACAAATATATATTATGGATAGAAAAAAGACGCAAGAGTACTAATAATTTTGAAAATTTTATTAAAGGTGGGATTAAAAGTACGATTAAAAGGAATAAAAGTAAAACATATCGTAAGAAAATTTCTAAAGCTTGTCGAGATTTTTGGGATGAAGATAAAAAATTTTTACATTCAAAAAAAATGAAAAGTAAAATGACAGTAGAAAGGAGAAAGAAAATGTCTGAAATTTTATTAAATCGTTGGGCGGATGATAATTTTAAAAATAAAATGAAAATAAAAATGAAAGAAATAAATCAAGAAGAAGGAAAGAGAAATGTAAGTTCTGAGAAAAATAAAAAATATTGGAAAGATCCAGATTATAGAAAAAAGATGAAAATAGCTAGACAAAATGGTAAACAAAGAGATATAAAAAGTCAATCAAATAAAATGAAAGAAAACTGGAAGGATCCGGAGTTTAGAAAAATGATGTTAGAAAGGAGAAAGAAATCTAATGAAACCAAAGAAAATAGAGGAAATTAAAAGTCCCGGCCATATTTTGGTCGGGACTTATTAGCTGAGCAACTATGAGCACAGGTATAAATATAAAAAGGTTGCATCATGTAGTGTTTGGTAGTTCTTATAAGTCTAAGATTAAAGTCTTGCAGAGTATTGGAAGAGGCCTTAGAACACATGAGACAAAGAAACAACTGATACTATGGGATCTTGTTGATGATATGACATGGGTTAATCGTCTTAAGAATATTAGTAAGAATCATGTTTATAAACACTTTGAAGAAAGATTAAGATTTTATAAACAACAAGGCTTTGAATTTATATCTAAAAAGATTTCTTTGGGAGATTTATGAACAATTACAATAAATTAATAGATGCGATCTTAACAGAAGAGATTGAATATTCTACTGAAGCAGGATTTAAAACTACAAAGGACGCCCCTATTTTTAATATCTACGGTGCTGGAAAGCAGTTTAGGATCCGAGACAATTCTATTTTATTTGAAATTGTTAAGATGGTAAAGGATGTATTAGACAAACATTTTTATAGGGATCAGATAATTTATGATATTGATATTAAATATGATGTATTAGAGATGAAATTTGTTATGTCGAGGGGTGAGTATAAAGCAGAAGCATTTGTAGAGGGTATAGCGGATTGGATTAGAAATAAGATGTTTAAAAAATATGATGACAAATCTTTTATAATAAAACAAAAAATCGGGAAACTTGATCATTCTACAGGTCCAAAGACTGTAGTAACTGTTGAAATAAGAGAATCTCAGGAGGACGATGATTAATGAACTTGGATTTTTTAAAAACTATATTTAGTAAGGTGGGCCCATTGGAATGGTGGCAGGCTCTTATAATTGTTTTTGTTATTATAGTTACCATCTTTGTTGGTAAATATTGGCAGAATGTTATTGGTTGGTTTGGTACATGGTTCACAGGAAACAAAAGAAGTTGTTCTGATTGTATTATGATAATTTTTGGTAAGAGAGAAATATATGAAACGAAGAAAAGAGAATTAGATAAGACATTAAAGAGACAAATGAATTTTGCAGAACAGAAATTGCTTACATTACAATCGAAGATGATTAATTATTATAGCGATAAATTATATGCATTAACTTCATTAGATGTAGTGAATGATAATCAGATCGTTGAGTTTAGAATGTTTTCTCATTTAATACATACGACGTTGCATATTTTAATTAAAGATGAAATACGAAGGTCGTTTAAAGAGAACGGTTTTGATGATCTGACAGATTCTGAATTTAATACATATTTAAAAGATAAGCATAGTACTTTGTTTTCAGTATTAAAGCAGCAGATTGTAAATTTATATCCGCCGCCTGGTTCTAAAATGATCATCCCAATGGATAGTGTGAATAAATATTTGAATAGCATTAAGGATGACATAAGAGAGATGGTGAGTGAGATATTTATTGAAGCAAAAGAAATTAAATTAGACGATCTTAAGAAGTTGGAAACCTTAAAAAAATCATTTACAAAGGATATGGAAAATTTTGTTACTAAACATGAGAATTAAAATATAAATAAGTTTATAGGAGAATGTTATGGACACAGATAAAGTAAAAGATAAGTTTGCAAAGATGTTGAGCGAAACAAAAAATAGTGGTTTGGAGTCGATTATTAAGGATTTGGTTTTTGATAACGCCAAAGAAGTTGATTGGGACCGGGTTAATGAATCGATGGAAAAACATTTAACAGAAGAAAATACAGTTATAAAAGAATCAGAGGGATCTTTGTTTGTTAAAAGGGCAGCCGATTTTATAATGTAGGAGATGTGTAATGGGATTTTTAAATTATTTAGATGAATATGAAATAGATATAGACGAGGATCTTGTTGATAAAGAAACTAAGATTTATAGAAAAAAGAAAATAGTTACTAAAGAAGCTTGTGTATCTAAAAAGAAACCCAAGAAATTTATTAAGAAGCAAATTGTTAAAGAATCTATATCTAAGAAAAAAAAACCAGTGGTTAGAAACGCTATCAAAATATCAGATTATACAGACCATGCATCTTCTATATTGGGTGGTATGTCTGATGATTGTGAAATTGTAATGGAAGCTACAGCGCAAGCTCAAGCACCACAACAACCAGCACAACAAACAAATGATATTGAGACAACGTCGCGTGGTGTTACTAATCATGCAAATTCTATTCTTTAAGGATATGATATGGCAGTAACCGCGTTTAATAAAGCAAAGTATTTAATTATTAGTCAAGAGCTCGATCTTTTGACAGATGATATGTACATATTATTGACTAGTGGTTATACACCAGACATTGACAATCATGATTTTGTATCTGATGTTAGTGCATACGAAGTCACCGGTGGAAGTTATGTCAGAAAGTTGTTGGCAGGAAAAACATTAACAAGAGATGATGTTAATAATTGGACCAAATTTGAAGCGGATGATTTGACATGGATCAATATTAATGTTATTACTGATGGGGCCATTCTTTATAAAGATGTTAGCTCAACAGATAATTTATCACCACTTGTTGCGTATATAAGTTTTACTCAAAAGTCTCCGAGTAATACTCAGTTTAAAATAAATTGGAGCGATGAACAAGGTTTAATCTATTTAATGTAAGAGAGGAATATTATGGCAAGTTTTGTATTTAATACTTTTAAGACGGAAACACTTAAAGGCGAACACAATTTGAGTGCTGCCGCAGATGGAACATATACAGTTAGTTTGGTTAATACATCAGCATTTGTAGTTTCTGAAGCAGATGAAAATGCACTTTGGCAATCAGTATCCGCAACATGGGATATATCTCTGGATTCAAGTTTTAGTGCTGTTAGTTATACTAATAGAGGATTGTCTGGATGTACTGTCGTTAGTGGCACCAATGAAGCACAATGGGACGCCGATGATATAACATGGGCATCTTCTTCTATTGATGCCAGAGGGGCTGTTATATGGAAGACAGCAACAGGTAATCTAATATGCGCAATTGATTTCGCGGCTATAAAGACATCATCTAATGGAGATTTTTCCCTGGTTTGGAACGCAGAGGGTATTATAAATCTAGCTTAATTAAGGGCGGACATGTTCCGTCCCTTTCTTTATAACTTCAGTTTCTAATAATTATAAATATGATCGGGTACATTGTGCCCGGTTTTTTGTGTATGCGCGGAGATGTTATATGGCAGATGATATTGTTAA